ATACCAATAAAATTTGATAGTAATAGTGATGAATCGGTTTTAGATTTGGAAAAAAGAAAATATTACATTCAGAAATATGAATTCACTATGATGGGTTTTTTAATTGATGAAGATGAGTTTGAGGTACAACCAGCAATCAATAGAATTTTCCAAATTTATGAAACAGATACTGCTAGTACAAAAAGAGGGAATCGTAGAAAAAATAATAAACCATCTGAATTGGTTTTTGATTTTACGTCTACTCAAATAGAGTCTTCTATTGAAATGGAATATACTGTTGATTTGTTATTGATTAATTCTCAAAATGTTGGGGATTATTCTGTTTTTATAAACGACGACTTTTACGGAACAAATCTTTCTGAAATACAAATTAATACTAACGACATTTTAAAAATAGACATTGTGAAGAATGATGTAACAGAAAGCGCTAAATTAGTATTCCAACAAAACGTAATCTAATCTTCACCGTATATATCTCTTTTTTCCTTACATTTTTCCAAAATTAGGTTTTCAAGAAACTTATACATTTTGATTCCTCGTTTATCACAATACTTCTTTAAAACCCCGTGAACTTCAACGGCTATCTTCAAATTTTTTATCTTTTTAATATCATTACTCATAGGTAGAAAAAAGGTAGAATAAAATCATACCAAAATATAAATACTTTTTTTTAAGTAAAGTTTTTACGAAAAAACATAATATTTATAATAAAAAATAAAAAAATAAAACAATAGAAAAAAATGGCAACTAACAGTAAAGTATTCGTATCACCAGGTGTTTATACTTCAGAGGTAGATTTAAGCTTTGTAGCACAAAGTGTTGGCGTTACAACTCTTGGGGTTGTTGGTGAGACTTTAAAGGGTCCAGCATTCGAACCAATTTTTGTAAGAAACTTTGATGAATTTCAAACATATTTTGGTGGTACATCCCCAACTAAATTTATTAACACACAAATACCTAAATATGAAGCGGCATATATTGCAAAATCTTACTTACAACAATCAAATCAATTATTTGTTACTAGAATTCTAGGTTTGTCTGGTTATGACGCAGGACCTTCTTGGTCTATTAAAACAGTCGCAAATGTTGATCCGGCAACAATAGATGTTTGGTGTTTAAGTGGTGAAACATTCCTTTGTGATTTTAATTGTACTTCAGCTTATACTTCAGATTTTGTTGTAAACTTTACTGGTTGTACTGAATCACAAGATACTATAGTTTATGAAAGTTTTTTTCCGACTGTAATTCAAAATATTATAGATGAACAAAATCAACAATTTGATGGTTCATCAGTTACATTAAATGAAGGAATTAAAGATTTAATTTTTAACGTTATTACAGATGCTGACCCAACTATGGCCGAAGATGAATACATTTCAATTTTTGGTAGTGTTGATGGGACAGATTATTCTGGTGTAACAGCGTTAGGGTTTACAGCACAAACAAACTTCTTTGACGTTCCAAATGTTGTTTTTACTGCAAACACTTTAAGTAATTCGGCAAACGATCCTTGGTTTTATGCTTTATTTGACCCAACTGGAAATGGTAATTATACTGGATACTCTTTTTGGTCTATTGTACAAGGAGTTCAGTCAATAACACCCTCTAGTTTAGTTGGTCCTTTATCTAATGTTTTAACATTAACAAGTTCACAAGCACCAGGTTCATTTCTTTTAAGTGCTAGAATTGCCCCAGGTTCAGTTGTTGTTGAGTTTTGCTTGATTGGTTTAACTCCAGTCCCAAGTGATATTACATTAACGTTTGACGTTACTTTAGGTGTGTCTAGTGGTTTACCGATAGTGTTTAGTGACTCTGTTACAATTTTAGATGGTGCTATTTCTGGTTGTTCTTATGTAACATTACCAGATGAGGATTATGGAAGATTAAATGGTATGGCTAGCATTAGTAATTTAGTTTCAAGTGACCCTCTTATTTTAGACCCAAATAGTATTACTTTTGAATATGATTTTATTTGTGAACCTATCGTTCCAACTCCAACAGTTACCCCTGTTCCACCAGATAATAACTTATGTTATTCTGGAAGTGTTGTTGGTAAAATTTATTATTATACTGGAAATACGTTTACAGATTATGATGATGTTGTTGTTGCAACTTTAAGATCAAGAGGTATTGCAACTTACGCCGATAGTAATGTACCAACATATGAGGTAACAGGTCTTACAGATGTTTCTTTAACTATGACTGGTGCTTATTCAGCCGTAACTAAAGACCCATACGCAACATTCCTTGTAAATGCAACAAATTCAGGTGGTGTTAATTTTTCTTTTGAAACTTCTTTTAGTACTAGTGATGCTGAATATGTTTCTAAAGTATTTGGGACTTCCAACTTTGCAAAACCTAAAGCAACCGTTCCATTATTCCTAGAGGAAAGATTCCAAGCGTTTTTAAACTATGCTTACAAAAAAGGATATATTAGAGGTTTAAGTTCAGACTTAATCGCACTTGACTCGGCACAATCTGAAAGTACAACTTCAATTGGTTGGTACTTGGATAGATACCAAACACCATCATCTCCTTGGGTTGTTTCAGAACTTCGTGGTAATAAAGTTTTTGATTTGTTTAAATTCTATACCGTTGCCGATGGTAATTCTGCAAATACAAATGTTAAAGTTTCAATTTTTGATATTTCTTTTGCTAACGGAACTTTTAGCGTGTTGGTTAGAGATTATTTTGATTCGGACGCTAACCCTACAGTTTTAGAAAAATTCACAAACTGTTCTATGGATCCATCACAAAACAACTTTGTTGCTAAAAAGATTGGTACTTTAGATGGTGAATATCAATTAAACTCTAAATTTATTATGGTTGAAATGAATGAGGACGCACCAGTTGATGCACTTCCTTGTGGTTTTGATGGGTATACATTTAGAGAGTATGCTGGTGCTAAACCACCATACCCAATTTATAAAACAAAATATAATTTCCCAGGTGAAGTTATTTGGAATCCACCGTTTGGTTTATCAACAGGTGGTGACAACACAACTTTGAGTTCTGGTGATAATGTAAGACGTACTTATTTAGGGTTTTCAAATCAATTAGGCTATGACTCTGATTTCTTTGAGTATGTTGGAAAACAAAACCCATTAACGTCTTGTGATTTAGATGGTTCTAATTGGAATTATAAAACTAGAGGTTTCCATATGGATAAGAACGCTTCTGGTATTACAATCAATGGAAACTTTGTAAGTAGTGGTGACCCTAGATTCTTTGTTGGTGACGCAACATTCTCAACTGAACCTACAAATGATACTAGTCCTTACTATAGATTGTTCTCAAGAAAATATACTTTGTTTGTTCAAGGCGGTTTTGACGGATGGGACATTTATAGAGAATATAGAACAAATGGTGATAGATATGTTTTAGGTCGTCAAGGATTCTTAAATGGTGCTTGTGCAACTGACAGATACCCAACTGCAACTGGATGGGGTGCGTTTAAACAAATTTCTGTTGGTGATGGAACAAGAGATTATGGAAATACAGATTACTATGCTTATTTATTAGGTGTTAGAACATTTGCAAACCCAGAAGCTGTTAATATCAACGTATTTGCAACTCCAGGTATAGACTATGTAAATAATAGCGATTTAGTTGAGGCTACAATTGATATGATTGAGTACGAAAGAGCTGACTCTTTATATATCACAACTAGTCCTGATTATAACTTATTCTTACCAACAACAACTGGTACTGACGGATTAATTTACCCTCAAGAAGCTGTTGACAACTTGGAAGAAACAGGGATTGACTCAAACTATACCGCAACATATTACCCTTGGGTATTAACAAGAGATAGTGTAAACAATACACAAATCTACATTCCAGCAACGGCTGAAGTTACAAGAAACTTGGCACTTACTGACAACATCGCATTCCCTTGGTTTGCGGCGGCTGGTTACACTCGTGGTTTGGTTAATGCGATTAAAGCTCGTAAGAAGTTGACACAAGAAGATAGAGATACTTTATATCAAGGAAGAATTAACCCAATTGCAACATTTTCTGATGTAGGTACTGTAATTTGGGGTAATAAGACACTTCAAATTAGAGAGTCCGCTCTTGATAGAATCAACGTAAGAAGATTGTTACTACAAGCTCGTAAATTGATTTC